GCGGTCACGAGCCCCTTGGCGTTGACCGTCACCACCGGCACCGTGGAGGCCGCACCGTAGCTCCCCACGTTGCTGTTGACCGTAGCGAGGGTGAGCGCAGTGGAAGCATTCCCCGAACCATCTACCGACATGGATCCGGTGGCGTCACTGGTCCACGCTAGTGTGCGAGGCGTGGTCCACTTGGCCGCGCTGCCCGTGGTGTTGTTCGCTAGGGTCGCGGCTGAGGCGTCCACGATCTGGGCGGAGGCGTTGGTCCCCACGATGGTCTTGGAGGCCGGTACTGCCGCGCCGTTGACGGCAACCACGGTCGTCGGAATCGAGATGTTTGCGGAACCATTGAAGCTGGTCGCTGTACCCACAGCGTCCCCACTGGTCGCGATGGTCCGTGGAGTTGTGAGGGTGGCCGCCGACCCGGTGGTGGATTGGTTCCACGTCGGCACCGTCCCCGTCAGGCTGGAGTAATTGATGAGCTGGTACGTCGGGGCAATCCCGATGCCGTTGGAGCCGAGGAACGTACCCGATGCCCCCGCTGGGAGGTTCGTCGGTGCGCCGTTGGTCGTGCCGGCCCAGATGTCCCCCGTGGTCAGGAGCGGATTCGGATTCCCGCCCACGGCTGAGGTGATCGACGTGGCTCCGGCGATGGAGCCCAGAGCGAGAAGGAGTTTCAGGATGCGCATGGTGGGATCCGATCAGGATTTGAGGAGGGCGACAGATGCTGTCGTGGCGGAAAGCCAAGTGATCGCGGCTGTGTAGTACTGCGAAAGCGTCATGTCCGCAGCTAGAAGGACGGCGGATCCAGAGGCCACGCCAGCGGTCTTTCCGTTTTGGTAGAACGTGTACCCGGAGATGGTGAATGTCACGGCAAAACTTGTCGTGCCTTGCTTGAAAATAACCCGCGAGGTTGACCCGATCAGAGGATTGGAGAACGTGATCGTGGTCGCAGCAGTTAGGGCGCCGGGCACCCCGGATGCTCCAATGAGTACCGTCCCCCCATTCGCGAGGTTTGCGGAGATCGCTGTCCCGACCGCGATGGTTTGGACGGCTTGGGATAACTGATCGGAGGTCAATCCGCCATTTGCATCGCGCACGGCTACCGAGGATGCCGTGCCTGTCGCGGAGGCCGGGACCGCGACTGGCGTCGCTGCAGACCCTGTAAGGTTTCCCTCCACGCTGTTGGCCGCAAGGTTCGCTTGTTTCGCCAGAGTGACCGTCCCCGCTGGGATCGTCATGGCGAGCGACCCCGCCGTATTGGTCGCGTCGCCCGTGTGTGCTGGCTCCATCGCGGCGGTGATGACTGTGCTGGTGGCGTCGATGATCTGCCCCGAGGTGTTGGTCCCGACGAAAGCCTTGGAGACTGGTACTGCCGCGCCGTTGACCTGCGAGGCATTGATCGTGCCCGTCACCTGCCCGATGGGGAGGGAGAGCACGGAGAGCGTCGTCAGTGTCGAGTTCGACGTGGCCGTGATGTTCGCGGCTGTGCCAGTGGTGCTCTGGTTCAGGGTCGGCACATCCGCGGCGACCATCGCACGAAAGGATGGGTTTCCCGCGGATCCGTTCGGCGCCGCGTAGAAGTAGTTCGCCGTCTGACTCCCGAACGTTGTGTTCAGGTCAGAGCCTACCGCGATGGACGGCGTACCCAGGGCCGTGAGGTTCTTCAGGAGCCCTGTGGCAAGCCCGGCCAGACTGACGCCGTTGATTCGGTTGACCGCAGTCGCGTTGATCGTCCCCGTGACGTCGCCAAAAAAGGAGGGAATGTCGCTGTTCACGATGGCCCGGAGGCTCGGGACCCCGCTGGCCCCGTTGGGCGTGGCCCAGAAGAGGTTCTCGGCGGCGCTGGTGAAGGCTGGAACATAGGCGGCGTACGAAAATGTCCCGGATCCATTGTTCGTCAGGGCACCAGCCGTGTTCGCCAGGGAGCCGAACGAGGTCACGTTGGCCGGAATGCCGGTCAGCGATCCCCACGCCCAGGTGGTCGGGAAGGGCTGCCATGACTTGTCGCCGCGCCAGTACTGCGCCGTGGTGCCAGCGGTGATCGCTGGTTCTGCCCCCACCTGCGCCGCCGTGTAGTCGCCGGTCGTGGCCGCGACCGCACCAGTACGCCCGAAGACGGAGGTCACCGCACCGGTCGGGGTTGTCCAGACCCACGCGGAACCGTTCCAGTTGGGGTACCCGACCGTCAAAGATCCAAGCGAGTGCCCCAACAATCCTGAGACGATGGGGCCTGGATAGCTCCCCGAGAGATCCCCAGAAGCCGTCCCCGATGGCGGGAAGGATGCCGTGGTCTGTGTGGTGACCAACCACTCCGCGATCTGGTCCATGGTCAGCGTGTTGCCCCCGGCCGCGCTCCACTGGACGGACTCCTGAAGGATGTTCGCCGCCGTGGTATTGACCGTCGCGACCTCGTCCACGTTGAGGCGCTGGTAGATCGGGTGCCCCTGGTAGTAGCCGCCGTCAACCTCCAGGAAGCCCTTGACCTTGACTGTAGCCGTTGCGCCGATGGCGGTCTGTGCGAAGACGCGGAGGTCCGTCCGGAATTTCACCGCACCGCCCGCTTGCAGGTAGGGAACCGTGGTCCCGGCAAGCGTCCAGGAGACCAGTGTCGTGCCGCCCATGGAAACGGTCTGGTTCAGCGTGTTGGCGAGCGTGGCCCAGGATCCAGTACCATCCCATTCAAGCGCGTAGACGAAGCCGGGCCCCTGGTTCGCGCTCGGGATCGTCGGAATGGAGGGCGTGAGGCTGGTCAGCGTGGTTGTGGCGACCGTGATCGGCGTCGAGCTGGAGTAGATCGCACCGCCCGATCCGCCGCCTCCCCCGCCACCAGATACGCGAGCCGAGTCCGCATAGAGCGCCCACCCCGAGCGTTTCGCCGTGTCCGCGATGTGGGAGGCGCGGGCGGAATCGACATCGAAGGCGGACGGCGAAACGAGAGATCCGGTTCCCGACACGAGCTGAGAGGACGTACCGCCAGTGGTCGCGTAAGCCTGTGCGGAAATCATCCCTGTCGGGGTAATCGAAATCGGCGTCCGTTGGGTCCCACCAACCAAGCTCGTCAGGGAAAGATTGCTGCCGGTGGCCATGAGCTGGAATGTCCAGGCTGATCCAGTCGGAGCAGGGTCTTGAATGTTCACGTCGGGGCCCGCGCCAATGGCATCAGACGCCGTGCGATTGGCGGTCAGCACGATACCGGTAACCGAATTGGAGAACGTCGCTGAAGTCCCTCCAAGCGGGCCAGTTAGTGTTCCGCCCGACAAAGGCAGGTAGCGCCCGATAAGCGTCCGCAGGGCCGAGGAGGTGTCCGCCAGCAGGATGCGCGCGAGGGCCATGGAATCGGCCTGGAGGGTCCGGAGCGTGGTTGCGGTGTCGGAGATCAGCATATCGACCTGCCCCGCCGTCTGCCAGCCCTGGGAGTTCGCGGCGAGGCTGTCTCCGATGAGGGGGGATGCCTGGGCGGAGTCCAGGTAGTACCCCGCGTAGTCGCTCCGCTGAGGCACTACAGGCCCAGTGCGCCCGGCGAACGAGGAGACGCCTCCGCCCCCGCCACCGCCCGTGATCGGCACGCTGGTGGCGCTGGTAATGCGCCCGAAGGAGTCCACTGTGCCCTGGAAGACATGGGTCGCGTCCCCGTACGCCCCCGGCGTGACGCCGGAGTAGTTGAGGAAGATGGTGTCACCGGAGCGGCGCAGACCCGTGCCGACATTCCACACGGAGTCGAGGTACATGAGATCCACCGGAGCGCCCGAGGTGGGGCGGTGGAGCACGAAGGTTCCTGGGCCGGTGGGAGACTGGGCCAGGGCCGCCGCGATGGTGAGTAGGAGTGCCCTGAGAGGTCCCTTAAGCACCGACATACAGCACCCCGAAGATGTGTGCGCCAACATTCGCGGGCCACATGAGCGTCAAATTGCTTCCCCCAGACCCGTCTCCGTATGCAGGCGAGAGCGTGATGTCATACCCACCGAGAAGGTGCGTCGTGACCGGAAACATGGTTGGTGTTGCCGCCTGGGAGAACATGCCCATGATAACCCCCTTGGGTACGGAAGATGCGACGGCCTGCCAGGCCAACCACTGAGCTTCAACAATTCCAGCCATATTTATGCCGTAGTGTACGGGGTGGGATCCAGCTCCGGTACCAGTCGCCATCGCGGGAATGTCGACATCCAGGTAGAATACGTTCACGGACAGTTGGTTGAGGCGGACCTTGGCATTGCCGACGGCCAAATCTGCTCCAGAGTTCCCTGCCGCAACCGCTGTGCAGGGCACCGTGTAGATGCCTACACCTCTGGACAACACGACTTCTGCGGCTTCTGCTCGGGTCGTCTCTGCGGTCACCAATGCCGTAGCGGATACCAGTGCCGCCGCTGCCGCGCCCGCCGCGTCGAACGCCGAAGATGCTTGCGTCGCGGCGGACCCGAGCCCCAGGTTCGCCTGCGCTGCCGTCGCGCTCACGATGTCGGACAGGTTGTTCGCCGGCTGAAGAGTGCTCGCCAGGAGTTGCGCAAGTGTCACCTTGCGGCTGGTGGGGGCGGACTGCGACAGCTGCTGAAACTCCAAGAGGTCCGTCGCCGGCGTGAGCACCGTCGCGGCAGTCAAATCCTGAATTCTGTAGCCCATGGTTAGCCCCCCACCAGTCTTGTTTGAAGGTCATCTGTAACTCGCACCGTGCCGTCGTCGGTGATGCGGAAGTCCGTGAAGATCAACTGCACACCCGCCGGCACTGCCGATGGCCGAATCTGCGCCACGGTGATCCCCGGGATCGCCCCCGTACCATAGAAAGCATACACCTTGGCGGGCTGCACTTCTTGTAGGATGATGGGGGCGACGCCGCCCGCCACTCCGCGGATCGCCGCGATCAGCTGCTCGGGTGTGCCGGAGGTTGCCTTCAGCGCCGCTGTCTGGACGGTGATCCGATACGCGGAGTCCGTCGCGCCGTTGCGCAAGGGTGCCCCGAAGATCGCCCCAAGCATGTCCAGCTGCACTCCGATGGCCGTGGCCATGTCGAACGCCGTCAGCAACTCCTGGATCGCGTCCTCGACCAAGTTCATCTCCGAGGCCAGCATCGAGATCATGTTCGTGATCCGCGAGGGCGTCGTGTCGGTGCGCCACTTGTACTGCTCCAGGAGAAGCTCCTGGAGGTCGTTGTGGTCGACTGGCTGGATGGGTTCGTCGCTCATAGCGTACCGTAGGCGATGTAGGTGCCGTTCGGGATCTCCGCCACGTTTCCGGGGCCGAGCACGATGGGCCCTGCGACGTAGGTGCTGCCGTCTGTGGAGACCGTCACCTGCGCGTTTCCGATCCCCGGCACCGTGTAGATGGGGGCCAGGAACCTCGGCGCGATCACGTCCTTGCCTGCGGTGAACTCCGCCGCCGCCCACGCGAGAATTGCGGTCGTGATCGCCGCGTTGCCTGGGAAGGACTCCTCGGTGTAGAGGTCGTAGAGCACCTTCACCCAGATGAGCGTCGCCGTCGGAATGTTGAAGGAGACGTTGTGCAGGGTCCCTTGGGAGTCCGGCACCGAGCGCGTCGTGTTGCCCCCCGTGGCGATGCCTGCGGGTTTGCTGGCCCACACCGCGTTGGCGATGGCCTGGGGATCTCCGCCGACCACGGTCGCCGTCACGGAATGCGCTGGGGTGTAGGCGTCGATCGCCGTGTCGCCGTCGTTGGAGGACACCGCCACGGTGGAGACACCGGCCACGTTGTCGTAGATGTAGGCGGTCATGGCGGCGGGAGTGGAGAGCCCAAGGCCGATCTGTTGTGCGCGGCGCAGGCGCAGGGCGTCGTCGGTCTCCACGTCGCGACCAGGAACGCCGGGCACGAGGTTCGTCACGAAGGCCCAGCCGGTCTGCGGGGAGACGATCGCCGTCAGCTCGTTGATCGCCACGGTCTGGGCGCCGGTCACGTTGCAGATGAACGAACCCTGGGAGCCGATGAGATCCGTCGTCCACTGCGAGTTCGAAGGGTTAGCCGACGAGTAGGAGTACGGGGTCATCGGGTGCTGAAGCCGAAGGACCACGCCCGTCGGGAACTGCTCACCGCCAACCGCGTCCGTCGTCGGGTACTGGATCACGCCGCTGGACCAGACCTGGGCCACGCCAGGAAGCGTCGGCGGTGTGGGGGTGCCCCAGGTGCCTGCGTTGATCGCGATGGCGAGCAGATTCATCGTGTTGATGGCCCGCGTCGTGGCGTCCGCGTCCGAGGTCGCGGTCACGGAGAAGCTGCCGAACGATGTGACCAGCGTCACCGTGGCACCGATCGCTGGCACGGTGCCGAACGACAGGTAGAGGTCCTGGCAGGAGCCCGACGAAATGACGGCGTTGGTGGATAGGGAGAATACCACCGCCCCCCTCACCCGTCGGGCCGTGCTGCCAGAAGGAATCGTTACCCCGTCGTTGGCGGGGAGAGCGTAGAGATTCGCGTACACCGTGGACTCCGCCGCGGCGATACGCACGACGCCCGTGTAGGTGCAGATGCGGTCCAGGGCCGCACCGGAAGCCTGTGCCGGATCCATGGATGCATAGACCTCCTGAGTCGCGTCCCACATGTCGCCCAGACCTGCGGCCTCCAGGCCCAGGAGCTGTCCCGTGGGGCCTTCGGCGGAGGTGTCGATCGTCGGGCCGAAGAACGAGACCATCGCGGCGTTGAGGCTGGAGAGGATCTGCTGGAGCGTGCGGGCGACGAAGCCCGTGGCTGTGACGTAGGTTCCCATCAAATGCTCCCTTGGACGGCTGTGCCGTCGGTGGCGATGGCGGAGAATTTCACGTAGAGCGTCCGCGTCGCGGAATTCAGCGTGCAGACGACGGAGACCACCGAGGCCACGCCGGGCACGAGCGCGATCTGCGCTGCGAAATACCTCTGGAGGGTGGCGAGATTCGGTCCCTTGATGAGTACCTGCCCGACGTAGTCGATCCCGATGGAAGGGTCTTGGTACCACTCGCCCAGCATGGTGCGTAGCCGGGTGATGACCGCCTGGGCCACGACGGCGTTGGTGACTTGGTGGAACTTCAGTTGCCCGGTGGGATCCAGGTAGAGGTCGTACATCGGCGTGGCGATCGTGGGGTCCACGGCGTCGATCCCGAGGGCGATGGTCGTGCTCATTTCAGAAGCTCCTGCAGGGAGGCCTTGTCGAGAGCGACCTGTGCTCTCGCGACAGTGTGCAGCGTGGCGGCGGCTGTGGCCGCAGCGACGGCAGCGGTGAGGAAGGACGCACCGGCGGAGATCCCGGCCCCGACGTTCGTGAAGTTCAGCGTCAAATCCTGTCGAAGCTGGTCCAGCTCGGCGTAGATCGTCTCCAGCTCCGCCCGGAGGTCGGTCTGGGCGTTTCGAATCCCGACCGTCGCGCCCAGCTCCACGATCGAGCCGTTCCCGCTCACCAGCACCACGGCATCCATCGTCGCGCTGGCGGGGAACTCCGGTGCGGAGCTCCAAGTCCAGAGGCCGGGGATGGCGATGGCGTCGGTCAGGGCGTGACGGTCCAGCGAGCCCGGGTCGGCTAGGTCGCTCCCGTCGCTCTGCAGGTATCTCCCGATCCCCACCTCGGAGAACACCAGCGTCACGCCGTCGCCCGGGTTGATCGGGAAGAACAGGGTGCCCAGGGCGGAGGAGGGGAACACCACCGGCACGCCGCCGATGGGCGGGATGTCCATGAGCACACCGTTGGAGGACGGGAGCCGAACGGAGGGCTGGACCGTGGCGCGGCGGGTCTTGTGGCCGTCGTAGGACGTCACGATCCCGGGGATGCTGGTGTGGACGCCTTCGATGTTGGCGTCGATCAGGAACTGGACGGCCTCGGGAAGGGTGATCTTCGACATCAGACGTTCCCCGACGCATCGCGCGATGCGTGGATCGCCATGTCGAAGTCCTCGCCAAAGTTCGTCAGGCGATAGGTGATGTCGTCCGCCACGAGAAGCATGTATCCGTCGGTGGAGAGCGCCGGGTGACTTACCTTGACGGGGCAGTTGGGGCGGGCAATGTGGTTGACGAGCCCGTGGAGCTCGACACGCTCCCGCTTGGCTTCGGCGTCAGCGTACTTCTTATACCACACGGTCTGCGCGGCGCGTGTCTGCCCGTCAGGAGACTTTCGCTTGTTGTAGGCCGCTTGGGCCTTCTGGAGCGCCCGCGCAGCCTTGACCTCTTTGCGCCAGGCCGTGACCTCGTGGACCACCCACTTGGCGCTGGTGAGTCCGCTGGTGAGGTCCCACATCAGCGTTTCGATTTGGAAGTCGGGCTGGCCCGCCTTGAAGACGCGAAGTTCTGCGAGGTCGTAGTAGAGCCCCAAGTTGACCCCGGGTGCGGCAAGGATCTTCTCGACCCTCCGGAACATCTTCCGCATCGGCCCCACATCCACGAAGCCGCCCTGGGGAACGATGTTCGATACGTTCACCCCGAAGACCGGCACCCCGAGGATCAGGCCCAGGCCGTTGAGGATCGTCTGGAGGTCGGTGCCGGGGTCGTAGGAGACTGCGGTCAGAAGAGTTTCGAATTCCATCGACCGCGCGCGGAAGCCGTAGGCGTTGATGGTCGTCACCCAGTCGCTCTCGATCAGCGTCGATGTGGCGTAGTCGATCTGGCCCAAGAAGATCGTGCCGAAACCCTCGTCGGTGTAGCCCGCGTCCACCCGCAGGATCTTGCCCGGATCTTCCAACCACTTCCTCGTGTCGGAGTTCAAGTTCATGATCTTGACTTCGGCGACGTTGCGATCCATCGTGTTCGAACGGTGGACCTCCGCGGAGGCGTGCAGGGAATCCTCGCCGGTGACGTGGTTGATCCCGGCGAGCTGGTAAAGTTCGCCCTGCAGCATGAGCGTCGCTGTGCCCACCTGCGTCCCCGCAGGATTGTCCCCCGCGTAGATGTCCAAAACCCTACCGAACGCCATTTTGCACCTCCCAGGCGGCGATCTCGGTGGCGTTGAGGTAGCAGAGGAACCACTGGGATCCCAGGTCCGGGAACGCGATGGGCTGTCCCACGACGCCGCTGGAGGCTGGGAAGACGATGAAGTCCCCGGGGAATGCGAACAGGCTCTGCACGGCGCGCAGGAGTGGGAAGCTCGCAACCACCTTCACCCCGTAGAACGATGACGTGGTGCCGTCGGCCAGGGTCTGGGTCACATCCAGGAACCAGAAGTTGCTCCGCCCGTTCCACCGCAGCGTCACCACGACGGCTGTGCCCTCGTCGGTCACGAACCGAAAGGTCTGCTGGGAGGAGAGGAAGGGGTTGTAGGCGAACTTTTTCATGTGCCGTCCCCCGAACCCTCTGCGCTGATGATGCCGCTGGGCGGGACGGGCGTGTCGGTAGGTGTCTGCGTGCCGTTACCGGCAGGCTGCATGGCGCTCAAGTTCCGGGGGACCGTGGGGTTCGTGGCCTTGGCGGACACGGCCAGCGCCGTCGTGTTCAGCTTGGCGATCACCTTGATCTGGACGTAGTCGATCGTGAAGGTCAGCGAGTCGCCGTCCTCGTGGGTCTTCGGCACGGACACCCTGGTGATGACGATGGAGTTCACCGAGTAGGTCTCCAGCACGGTCACCAGCGTCACGGTGGTGCGGGCCAGCATGAGCAGCTTGAAGGCGTCGTAAGCGGCCAGCGCCCGGTTCACGGACGGGCTCCACGTGGAGGCGTTGACGCCACCGGGCCCGTATTTCAAGGAGTAGTTGGAGACCAACACCTTGAGCCTGCCCGACATGGGGAGGGGTTGGATGTGGTCGGTGATCGGGTCGCCGCTCTGGACCGGGTGCTGGCAGACCTTGGCGGAGAGGGTGATCTCCTCCTCGATAATCAGGTCGAAGTCGATGGCCCCGAGGGTCGTGGTGCCCGCGCCGGGGGATCCCGCCGTGAACTTGAGGCCCTGGCCGGACTTCCGGAAGAAGATGCTCCCCTTCGAGTAGTCGGACTGGTTGGCGTTGAACTGTCCCTGGGCGTTCTCCTGGAGGCCCATGCCGGTCAGCGGGCCGGGAAGGTCCGGGGACTTCTTGGAGAGCCCGTCGGCCTGGAAGTACTGGGTCTGGATCTTCTGCAGGTCGGTGGGGGTCGGTGCGCCGTCCGGGAGGAACCGAGCGCCGACCGTGGCCACGCCGATCGCTGTGGCGAGGCCGTTCATTCGGCGGCCTGGGCGATGCCGTTGGCCAGGACGTCAAAGTGGGTTCGGAACGACATCCCGGCCAGCCGCAGGACGTCGTTGGGCACGTTGCCCTTGGGGGTGGTGTTGGCGGCGGTCTGCTGCGCAGGCGGCAGCAACTTGGAGAGACCGTCCGTGATCTTCCCCATGTCCGTGGACATTTGGGCCATCAGCTTCGCGGACAGATCTTCCTGCAGAGGTGTGCCGGACTCACTGGGCTTTGCCACGGGGTGCGAGAGCAGGAAGTCCAGGTTCTTGTGCGCCAGGAGTAGCTTGCGGTTCGCCTCTAACTCCTTGAACGCATCCCCGCGAGGTCCTTTGTTTCGGAACGCTTCGCGCTCGGCCATCTTCACTTCCGTCTCCGCCGTGGACTTGTTGGCCACCCACGCTCCGTACTCCATCTGGCGGTTCACACTCGCATTGTCCTGGATGGCCTCATGCAGCTCCAGGATCTTCTGGATTGCCCACCCTGTGGCGATGGTCAGCCCGATCATGCCCGCCTGCGATGTGGCGAAGAAGGCGTTCATCGCACTGCGGGTCCCGAAGACCTTGGTGTACTCCCACAGGCTCGTCAAGGTGCCTTGTAACATGAACGCCCGAAGGCTCGCCAGGGCTGTGGCCGCTGAGAAGCTCACCATGAAGGTCGTCACCTTCGCGATCGCAGGGCCGACGCCAGCGAACATCATCAACAACGCCAGCAAAGACACCATGAGCAGGTTGTGCTCGCGGATGAACTTCACCA